CCCACAACCCCACAACCTAAACACCACCACCACCACCACCACCAACAACAACACCCACACAACCCCCCAGCCCCGCCCCCCCCAAAAAAAAAAAACGAACGACCGGGGGAAGGTAAGGAGCCAGGGGGTTCCTTATAGTATTAAGGGACCTTAGGCCCTTAAACTTGTTTTCCGGGGTTCTACCCTTGCCGTTTTGTGTTTTACTGAACGTAGTTCGGCACCTTTGGTGCCGTTGATTCTAGTGTGGTGTGTAAAATTGGTTGGTTTTGGTGTGTTGTTGTGTGTTGTTGTGTGTTGTTGTGTGTTGTGGGTTTGTTTTTTTTGTGACTTTTGGCCCTAGTGTAGGGTCTTTTGGCCCTAGTGGTTTTGGTGTGTTTTGTTTGTTGGTTGTTGGTGTTGTGCCTACCGGCCATTGACGACAGGCCTACCGGCCATTGACGACAGGCCTACCGGCCATGGTGGCCGGACCTACCGGCCAAGCTTTGGCCGGGCATTAACCGTCAGGTTAACTATCAGTGGAACCGTTAGTGAACTAAGACTTGTGGGTTTTTTGTTGGTTGTGGTATGGTTGGTGGGTGAATGTTTCTGGTACTGATGTTTTGGTTGGGGAGCGTTCGGTGTTTCATCGGCGTGTGGATGAGTTTGGTTTTGGGGATGGTGTGCCGGTGTCTCGTCGGAGTGTGTTGCGGGGGATTTGGCATGCGTTGGTTGATGGGGCTTCGACTTCGGAGGCTTTTGGTGGTTCTGGGGTGGGGGTGTCGTTTAATACGGCGAAGCGGTATTATTGGGAGTCTCGGGGGTTGTGTGGTGTGTTTGATGATGAGGTGCGGGCTTTTAATTTGAGGGTTCGGTCGGTGGTTGCTGGGGGTGGTGTGGAGCCGTCGGTGTTTGATGGGGATGTGGTTCGTCGTGATCCTGGTGGGTTGGAGGTTTTTCGTCGTGAGTATTTGGGGTTTCCGACGTTGCCTCATCATTTGCCGGTGCATGAGGCGTTTGAGGACCCGACGAATGCTCGTACGTTTGTGTTTGGTCCTCCGGGGATGGGGAAGGATACGATTTCGGGGCATGCGGTGTTGTGGTTTGTTGGGCGGGATCGGTCGTCTCGTAATGCGTGGATGATGAGGAATACGAATATGTCTCGTCGCCGGTTTACTCGTATTCGTCCGTATTTGTGTGAGGTGGGGGTTTATCGGGATGCTCCTCGTGTGCCGGGTGGGGTGGTTCCGGTTCGTTCGATGTTGGAGGATTTTGGTCCGTTTAAGTGGGAGAAGGGGATGGTGTCTTCGGATGGTGTTCCTTTGGAGCGGATGCGGTGGACGGATAATGAGTTGTTTTTTGTGGGGACGGAGCCTCGTGAGGCTGACCCGAATTTGTGGGCTACTGGTTTGGATGGGGCTTTGTATGGTTCTCGTGTTGATAATTTTGTGTTGTCGGATTTGTTTGATACGGAGAATTCTCGGAGTCCGGTGACTCGTGAGTCGTCGTTTGATTTTGTGGTTGGTACGTTGGATTCTCGGTTGGATGCTTCGGGGCGTGCATGGTTTTTGGGGACGTGGTTGGAGGGGGAACATAATTATCGGAACCTGGTGGATCATTTCACGTCGGGTGCTTTTTTGGTGTATTCGGATTCGGTTTATGAGAAGTGGTCGAATGGGACTGCGGTTGTTCGGATTCCGGCTGTGACGTTGGATGATGATGGTGTGGAGGAGTCTTATTGGCCGGATGCTTTTCCTATGCGTGACCGTTACTTGTTGGATGGGGAGGTTGCGTATATTGATGAGTTGGGTGAGGATGGTGTGCGGGATTTGGTGGTGAGGATTCGTGATGGTGAGTGGAAGGATGTGAAGTTTCAGAAGGGGTTGATTACGGATCGGAACCGTAATCCGTCTAAGTTTTTGGCTACTCACATGCAGCAGGATGAGGAGTGTTCGTTTGGGGATTTCACGGATGATGTTTTGGCTGTGGCTGCTGATTCGGGCCGGTCTTTCGGACAGTTTTTTCCTGGTGAGGTTCTTGTCCACAGTGTTGATCCGGCTCGTACGGGTGGGGCGGGTTGTTTGACTTTGGCGGTGAACCCTAAGTCGGGTGTGATGACTGTGGTTGACATGGATTTTGGTGAACGGTTGGGGACTACGGGAATTAAGCAGCGGCTGATTCTTTCTCCGTTGGCTCAGTGGGTGCCTTCGTGGCTGGTGTATGAGACGAATTCGGAGTCTGCGGTGTTGGACGATCCGCAAGTGTTGGACACGTGTGAAACGTATGGTGTTCGTATCCACCGGCATCGTACGGGCCGGAATCGTGCGAACCCGGATGTTGGTCCGGCGTCTATGGTTGCGGAAATGAGGATGGGGTTGATCAGGTTTCCTGCGGCTACTGTGGGGGACCGGAAACGTCTCGAACTGTTGACTACTCATTTGAAGTCTTGGGATGCTCGAACGTTGACTGGCGGTCCGGGGAACCGTCGTACACGGTCGGGACAGGTGGGACATAATCCGGATGAGCTGGCGATGGCCTTATGGTTTGGTGTGTTGAAGGGAAGGGAAATTGTTGACCGGCAGCGGCAGCCGTTTACTTTGGTGACAAAACGTGTGATTCCTGCTAGTGTTCGTGCTAAATATGTTCACCGGAAAGCTGCGGACAGTCGGCCCGTACGGGCGACTATGCCTGCGATGGAGGTGATGACAGCTGAAGCGGTCAAAACGTTTTACGAGAAGCAAACATGATAGACCTTGAAACGCTTTCTGGTGTTAGGAGGGACGCCATCCATGCGTCGTCTGCTTGGCACGGCCAAATAGCGTTAGCGGACCGTGTTGCCGCTAACCAGTGGTCTGTTACTTGGCCGGATTCGATGGTGGAAAACTTTGATCCCTACGTGGAAAACATTTATTTGGAGGCGTTGGAAGACAAAATGAGTTCTGCTGGTTCTTACCAGCCGGGCCTGTGGGTGCAACCGACTAAGGGCACGAAGAACGATCGGGCAGAAAAGTCTGCGCAAGAGCGGCGAGCTGTTTTCTTGTCCTACTGGGACCGGTCGGATTTGCGTCGAAACCAGACAGCGATGGCACGGGACTGGCTGCATTCTGGTGTGATGGTCACGGTCCCGTGGGTAGACTGGTCTTTACCGGCGGGAGAACGGTTCCCGTTCTTTTTCGCTGTCGACCCGAGACAGTTTTTTCCTGTTGGACACAACAGTCGCAACGTTTTGACTTCCGGAATGATTATCCGCCAAAAACCGATAGCGGATTTGAAAGCCGACTGGAAACAAGAGGACGGTTCTCCCCATTCGGCTATCCGCCACATTCTGTCCGCACGACAGAACTCACAGTTGGGGGAACTGCAATACGGCGAAGAAATATGGTGGTTCGACGAAACACACATGGGTGTAGCATTGGGAGATTCGGGTATGCGCACCTCCCAGCAGGGCACACAAGTTGTGTCGTCTGCTGATTTGGCGAACACAAGAAACGGCATGTTTGACTGGCTGGTACCACCCGTCGAACACAAACTGTTCGCCTGCCCCATCGTGGAAGTGAAAAAAGCCACATACGATCCGACTGTGTACCAGTCCGCACTGTTCGACATTATCCCCCAGTTGAGGACCGCTAACACGGTGATGGCCCGGTTCATGGAAGAACTCGACCTGCAAGTTTACGCTCCCGTACTGTTAGACAACATTAAAGACCCGGAAACGTATGGGCCAGGAGCGGTCCTCGTCGGCACTGGCGACGGCAAAGCCTCGATGCAAAGAGAAACCTATCCGATCAACTATGGTGTCCACCAGACCGTAACCAGCATGTTGGAATCCGCCCGACGGCAAGCGGGCGAACCGCCACAACGTCACGGCGACCCCGGCGCCTCCATTTCCTCAGCGAAAGGCACCGTCGCACTGCAAGGAGTGTGGAACGGTGAGCTCGCTTGGATACAACGAGACATTGAAGTGATGCTCGAACGAGTGACCGCACTGTGCGCCAACATGGACGCCGAATGGTGTTCCGACCCGGACCCGAAAGTTAAGAAACAGATTTTCGCTTACGACGAAAAAGGCAAAACAGTCAACATTTCGTATCATCCCAAGTCACTGTTCGGCGGCGACTACCGTCTGAGAGTGTCGTTCGGGGACCGTACCGGAATGGACGACCACAACTATATTGTGCGACAAGCCACACTACACGAACTAGGTGGAATGTCACGGAGAGAATTCATTTCACGGACCACCGACGCCGACCCGCTCGAAGTGGAACGAGAAGTCGTAATGGAAAAACTGACCGACATTTTCATTAACGGTGTACTCCCACAAATGGTGGAAGCCGGAGACACCGGTGCGCTCCTAAAAATGTTTGAACGGCTCGACTCGGACAAAGAAACACTACGAGAAGCTGTAATGAGCACCATCCGAGAAACCCAGGTGCCGCCCGCCAACAACGGGGGCATGCCCGGCGCACCCGCCCAACCAACAAGCCCAGAAACAATGATACAATCATTACAGGCGGGGGGGGTGCCCGGGCAGGCGGCACAAATGCCCGCACCCAACAGAGACCTACTGAGAGCTTTCCCCAACGGTGTTAACCGCAGAACAATAGAGGAGGCGAACCTGTGACAGAAGATTCGCTTATTCCGAAAGACCAGCCGTACGGGCAGAGACAAAAAACCGAAGACGCCATGAGACAAGCTGGACTGCCAACACAGCCGTCCACGAAACCGGCTAACCTGTTCGGACAGTTCGACCCGCTCACTCAGTCCAGTCCCTACGACTATCCCCAACCCGCAGACCAGCCAACCTATCAGGCGCCACACCAGTTAGAAGCAAAAGAGTGGTTCACACAAGTGGCTTCAACGTCACAGTCGTCCATAATGCGACGTGCCGCTAGTATTCTGTCTGGCGGGGAAACGTGACAAGCCGCCCTACCGGTGAACCCGTAGAAGAACCACCAACGTTTGATTTGCCTGTCGGCGGGCCCTCATCCCCCTTCCCCGACAGGCAGTCCCCTTCCGGCACATCCGCTCCCAACCCACAACCGGAAGGGGACACCCCCTTCGCTAACACCACCCTTGTTGGGCCGCCGCTACCCCCACCAAAAACCCAACTGCCTGCACCGTTCGCACCCTTCCAAAACACGGTCAACCAGCTGTTACCTGTTGTTCGGGACCGAATAGAAACCGAAAACTATTTTCGGAATAACCCCGGAGACCTGTCCGCACTACAAACAACAGTGATGCTACAAATCAGGGACGTGTTCCCCGGAATGTCCGACCATGGGCTAGCAGTAGCCGCCCAAACCATTGCTGAACAGATCGGTGGGACCATCCGAAAAGAACCGGCACTGTTCCAACAGTTACAGCAAGAACTCATCTCGTTGGCGGACTTGACCGACTCACAGTTCGACGAGAAAACACGGTCAGGACAGTACACGGCCTTAGACCCGGTCGTTAACGCAGTCTCACAGTCACTGTTAGAAGCCGAATCCTACCGCACCTACATTGAAACACTCACAAACCGTTCTGGAACAACCGAAAAACTGTATGAGCGGCTCACCCTAAATTGGGACGACTACCAGAAACTCTCAGACCAGCAGAAACAGGCCCTAGAACAGGTGCCGCTCCGAGTGGAACCCACACCAGGAGTACTGTTATACGGGTTCGAAGGGGAAGCAGTGATCGCCGAAACCGGCGAATTCGCCATAGTTGCCGGAAAAGACAAAAACTATACGCTTATCGGACAAGTCACGTTACCGGCCGAAGGGGCCAGCCAACTGGATTTGATGTCCGCTATTTTAGACGCCGCCCAAAACGGGACACTGAAAACAGTGGAAGGCGACCTGGTAGACCCGAAAACGTTGGCAGCAGAAACCACACAACAGTTAGCTGACGTGTGTGATGACACCGCAGACCAGCCGGTACAACACTCCGTTCTCTCCTACGGGATAGAACGGATGCGACGGCTGCACACCGGGGTAGCTTCCCTTCTCACTCTTAACCCGACGGTAATACGAGCAGGAATGGACAGTGCGTTCGCTTCGAACGAAGAGATCAGACAAGACCGTGAACAACAAGCCACGTTAGAGGGCCGTGTTGCCGGACAGGAAGCCGCCGCCACACTTGTTCTCCCATTCGAAACACAAGTTGTGGCGATCGCTGCAGAACTGAAAGACGAACACCACTTGTCTAATGCGCAGGCGTTGGACATGGCCACAACCGGACTGTTAGGTGCGTTAGGTGCCAACACACCAGAAGAAGCAACAAGCCTGATCCGTAACATGACCGCTGCAGACGTGTCCGAACAAGTAGCACGGGAAGTGGAAGAAAACTTGGGGACCGGCATCGGACAAGTCGGCAAAACAGTCGAACCGGTGTTGGCTGCTGGAGGGTGGGTGCTGGAAACGTGGGACGAAATAACACACGCCTTAGCCAATAGTATTTGGGAGACCGGCGGCGCAGCTGAAGCAGCGTTCACCGGAGACTGGGACGACGGAAAACAACATTTTTTGCAAGCAGTCGAAGACCTCGGAAGCATTAAAGACGCATTCGACCCGGACAGTTCAGTGGAAAGGTTTTCGCATCGTGTCGGAATCGAAAACAAAAACCTGGCAATGGTCGCTGACATAGTCGCAACCACACTTATTGACCCCACAAACCTGCTGTTCGCTGGGACCCGTCCGGCCGCCAAACTCACCAGAGAAATGGTGACCAACCCGGCCATGGGAGACATGTTTTGGACCGTAGGACGGGGACGGTCCTGGGTGGACGAAATGGCGTCTGCGGCAAAAGCATATCAGACTACACCAACCGACGACGGTGCAAGACGAATCATGGCGGTACTAGCCAACACTGAAGGGTTAGGGACCGCACGGAACGCCCGACACCTGTCCGAACTGATAGAAGCAATGAAAACTGGGGCAGACGCCGCCACAATAAGAGGCATCCTCACCAAAACACTCCCATCACACGGCGGAGACTTTGTGGGAGCCTTCTCAACACGTCTCGTGTCCAGAAACAAGGTAGACAACATTATCGAATGGATGGTCACCCCAATCCGAGGAGACAAAGCCAAACAAGCGGTCAGAGACCAGGCGGAACGACTGTTCGCTCGCATGTCCGTTCACCGGACAGTGGACATGACCGACAACATTGTCGACCAGATAGGTGATATAGCTACCACAATTTTTCCTGATGTGAGCGACGGACTCAAATGGTATGAAGAAGCCGCCGAAGTAGTCGGAACAGGCGGAAGGCTCTCGGCTGCACGTCAAGGAGAACTGGCGTTACGACAAGAACAGATTACAAGACAGTTAGACGAACTAGCACAACAGTTAGCGGGACATCCCACACCAAGGTCGCTGAGAAAACTGTTGGACGACTACAAGCTCACAGACATGCCCGACACGGCAGAGCTGATAGCAGAAACACAAGCACGGTTAGACGCCGAAAGACTTTTCCGGCAGAGCATTTCAGAGCAAAAAAAGCAGCTCAGATTAGAAGAACAGAGAATAGCGGACCTGTTCTCTGAAGCAGCCCTGAGGGACACCAACATAGCTACCGCCGATCTGATGTATCGGATGATCGACGATTTTGCGGAGAAGATCAACGCCCAATCCGTGGCAGCTAACGGAGTGGAACTTGTCCCCAAAATACCTGGACAGTACTCTCCGTATGCGCCGACAGTGCCAGCAAGAGACTGGTCTATCATTTCTCCCCAGTCCGAGCTGATGAGACCATCAGACATTGGAGGGCTCAGAGCAGCAGCAATAACCTCTGAGGCGGGAGCCACCAAACTGGCGGAAGAAACAGTGCAGGCAGCACACAACGTGGGTCTTCTCAATGCGATGAACGACCTGCCGTTACCTGCCAGCCCATACGAAATGGCCATGCTAGAGCGGTTAGCCAAACGAGGGTTGAAAGACGACGAAATCAGAAAAATTGCTGACAACCTCAGAAAAGCAACACTTCGGAAGAAAGCAAACGGTATCTTGGAAAGTTTGGAGTCCGCATTTTCGGTGCAAGTGTTAGCGAATCCGGCAACCGCTTTCCGATCCAACCTTGACGAACCAATCCGCCAGTTTTTGGAAGCCGGAGGGTTAGCCGGGCTCACCGACCTGAACAACGTTAAAGCACTGTCAGCGTCACTGTTGGCGTCTGTGCCAGGTGTCGGACCCCGAATGGGCCGGTTCGTGAAAACATCGTACGGGCAGGAAATGCGGGTAGCCGAAATGGTCGGGTCAAACCCGGAAGTAACATGGTCAGTGCTGACCCGTCCGACAGCTTCCCGACAGCTCAAAACGTGGCGGCCACAAGTCACACGGTGGCTTAACAGATTCACGTCAGACGACGTGCTCCGTGCCTACGCTAAAACAGTGGCAGACGGCGACGTTGTGTTCGACGACGTGGCCCGACAGTTAGGGGAAGGTTTCACGTGGAACACTCGCACACCCCGTGTAGTGTCCGCAACCGGAGACCATCCGTCGGTAGTGCCACAACAGTTCGCTGACGCATGGAACGGCACGTTAGGGAACAACCGGAGAACCAACACCATCACAATGGGGTTAGAAGGCAAAGCCCTAGATTTCACAGACCCGGCAGTAGCCTACGAGTCAGTACACAACTGGTTCGAACTCACATTACACGCTACCGTCGACGAAAAAATGGTTCCGAAAGTCCGAGAAATACTGATAGACGTGTTAGCAGGGAAAAGAGGACCGCTCGACGAAACGTTAGACGCACGAATTTTGAATGCGTTCAAAAACGTGCCCGGATTAGACGCACCCAACGCTGAAGGAATCCGAGCTTTCATCTACCGGGAACTGTACACCGGACCACAATCCGTGCGTGCAGGAGTGTACACCGACTACTGGTCGTCCGTGGAAGAAACCCTGCTAAGAGAAGCATACAGTAGGGCCGACACTCCCGTGTCCATTCTCACCGTCGACGACCTAGTGAAGAAAGGTTTGACACCAGCAGAAGCACAGATAGCGATCCAAAACGGCACACACAACCCAGTAGTACGACAAATGTTGGAAGACGGTGGCTGGATCACAGAACAGCAGCTCCGCCATATTGCGGGACGGTGGGGACAGAAAAGAGCCGAAGACATTTTGTACCAGTATGTGTCACAGTCAGTGGCCGGGAAAGCGATAGGTCGCACACTAACGGTCCCGTTCCTGCGAGCAAACACAGACTACATATCCTGGTACTACGACTTTCTTACACGACCTCTCACAGTGAGGATTTCTCCCGCCAAACGGTTAGCGTTAGCTCAAGCCGACTCTGTTGCCGGACAAGCAGCACAAAAAATGTTGACCGCAGCGGAGTCGTCCCCGACAATAGCGAACCTTGGGACCCGGCTGATGCGTCGCTGGTCACACATTCAGGAAGCCCTATCTGAACATCCAGATTCCACGTTGGCACGACTAATAGACGAGTACACGTTCTTTCCTACAACAACCGACCGGTCCATGCTGGTAGACGTTTTCCCCGGACTGGGCCCACTCCCAACCGGCTTATACAAGCTGCTGCTCGAACAAGACGACGAACTGTCTCACGCTATTAGCACAGCAATGTCCGACCTGTTCCCAACCCTAGAATACTCTAGAGACTCAGCTGTCCTTGACCTGTTTTTTCCCACGTCCACAACGTCGGTGCGGAACATGATCACAGACATGTTACGTCCAGTAGCCGGACCACCAAAACCAGGTGACGCACTAGCACAAACACTACAAATGGTAGGAGGCGAACAGCCCCGTGCTGTCTCCGACTTCGAAAAACTTGCCGCATACCAAACAATCCCACAACTCTTAGAAAGAGGAGTGACACCGGGAACAGCCGAATGGGACGACACACTAGTAGACGCCATGGACCAGGCCTACAGTGACGCATCCAGCAAAGAATTCGCCACCACCGCTGTCAAATGGTTAGGACCATTCGGACATTTAGCGAACACGTTCCTCGGTGTCAACGAAGACGTACTCGCACCCATGCTGCCAGCGTTCCAACCTGTAGTTGACCGGTTCGACACGCTGCTCGCCGCTGGACTTATCGGCGAAAACGATCTGATGGTAGGAGAAAGCGGGAAACCACAACTGTTAGAAGTGTGGGAAAGAACCGTCGAAAACGGGCAGGTCAGAGAAGACGCCAAATATGATGATGTCGCCTACCTGCAGTCGGCACTGTTCGACGCTTTCGCCTCGTCCGCCAACGTGGTGTTGGACGACAAGTCCAAAATGACGTTAAGGGACGTTCTCATATTAGAGAATCCTGGTATGGCAGTGATGCTGGTGTCTACCGCTATGGGAACCCGTGTGGGCCCGTCTGACGAGAAACAGCAGGAACTGTGGGACCAGTATGTGAACAAGGACACGCTTCGCCTACAAAACATTCCGTACGGGGAAGTGGGGAAAGATATTCGTCGGCAAGGAAAAATAAACGGGTGGATAGTGGATCGTCCGTGGCAGGATTGGATGGGAGACGTAGAATCCTATTTGTTGCGTTCCAAGGTGCGAGCACTCAGAACCGTGTGGTCTACGTCTACCGGAGTGGAATGGCCACCTAGCCTGTCAGAGCGGAGACGACGGGTACAACTGGATTTGACAGCTAATCCGACCGCATCCTATTTTGTTGATCTTGTCGGAACCGAAATGGGGATCACCATTCCGAAACAGTTGACCGCCGGAGACCTATACGACTTGTTGTCTGCCGCCGACGACGCTTTCGCCGACTCAGTGAAAATAGAGACGTTCGGAATGTCGCCTCTATCAAACAAGCTGGCAGCGTCACCTGATCCGGCCGCACAGAACCTTCTCAGCTTTGCGACCGACCTGATGAAAGAGATCGACCGGCAAGGGCTCGATTTCGACGAAATACCCTCAGAACTGCAAGCAGGACTGTGGGGTGCACTATCAGACGGTATCCTGGCCGGACAGTTCACCATGTCCGACTATGACAGGTCTTGGAGACGGTATTTCGGAAATTTGAATGCGCTCGAACCTCCCGAACCGCCCCCGTTAAGCGAAGCCGAACTCAAATACAGTATCGACGACCAAACAAACGTGACCGTCATAGACGGAGACACCATTAACGTTGGGATCGAAGACGGAGAAGAACTCTCCATTCGTCTGATAGGATTGAACTCTCCCAACCTGTCACAACCCGGATACGAAGAATATAGGGACGACCTGCGGAGCCTGTTTGACGGAACACACCAAATAGATTTTGTTGTGTGGAAACCCGCAACATACGGTGCTTCAACATTGCAGGCGCCAGGAGTTGTGAGACAAAAAATGTGGTTGTATGTGGACGGTGTTCCCCTCTTCGATCCGCTACTATTCAGCCCAGTAAACGAAGTAGGACTATCGGGTGTGTCCCGGAAAGCGACCGAACTAGTAGGTGACAAATGAGCGGCTGGGAAGACATTGTTAAAAAGTACATGTCAGAGTATGGGACTGCCAAAACACAGTCTCCGACGGCCCCTGTGGACGATTCACTAACATCGATGGTTACCGGCGGACAGGTGGGGTCGACCGTCACGATCGATGACGCAGCTCAAACCTCTTGGAAATATCAGGAGGATAATCCTGCCGACTACTGGTTAGCGTTACAGTGGCTGACCAAAACAGTGTGGGGTGGGACCACACCACCGTCGGCCGTGTCCACACTTGTGAACGATCAGGCAGACCGCTTCTACCAGGAAAACGGGCGGCCACCGAAAGCAGAAGAACTGATCAAAGACCAACAGTTCTATGACCGGGGACAAGCACTCCTGTTCTCACAGTTGGGTGTGGAAGAAGGCTATTTTACGTTGCAGGACGACGACGGACAAATGTACAATTACATTCTCGACCGAGACCAAGGGATGAGACTTGTTTCACCGAACTCCCCAACGTTTTCCCCCGGTGGAACAGAAGTGTCTCAAGAAGACCTGAAAAAGCTTCAAGCATCAGGATTAGACACTAGCGGCCGGTTCACACCAACACTCCCCATATACTCGGTTTCCGATTTGAGAACCAAACTACAACCGAGAAGGTCGGGTGGAGGCTCCGGACGACAAGCACGAGCCTATGACCGGGAAGCACTCATGGAACAATACCGCAACCTGTACCGTGGGTGGACCATAGTTGACCCCGAAGACAGGCACGTGGAAACCGTTGTAGACGCCTACATTAAACAAGCGAACTCGTTCTGGTTGTCCAAAGGCGGATCACTCGACTTCGGCACCTATGCGAGAACACAGCTCAGAGGAACAGCGGACTACCAGAAGGTTTACCGGAAGAAACCACCAGAAATGAGTGAAGAAGAATTCATACAACCATACGTTAGTGTTGTCCAACAGTACGGCTTGTCTGCTTCTAATCAGGGCAGACAGATACGTCAGTCGGCCGAATCGGGCGGGTCGGTCGAAGGACAAGCAACACGAGTGGGAAGAAGCCGAGAGGTTGTGTCCCGTGGAGACTTCTCTCGGAAACTGGCATCCACAATCCAATCGTTAGGGCCAGGAGTCCGCTAATGGCACACAGAACCCTCACCGCCAAAGAACAAAACGAGCTGGACTCACTACAAGGAATCAGTCACGACGCCACACGAGATCAAGCGATCTCCGATTTTTGGGATCGGATAGATCAGACAGCAGCTCCCACAACCACAACAACCACCAAAAAAACTCCTGTATCTAAACCGACAGCGAAAACACAGCCGACAGAAACCGTCGAAGAGGACAAAGAACCCGAACCGACCGTAGCGGCACCCCAACCAAACATTGTTGACCCAGCAAAAGGACTAGTTAACACAGCACCAGTGGACGTGGCCGGAACAGTCATACCACAAGGCACCCGACTAGTGGTCGTAACAAACCCGGAAGGTTCCGACGCCGACAAACTCTACTACCTAGTGGGATCGTGGACCATGCTAGGAGCTGACCTGGCCTATGAGATCGGTGACACAACCAGATTCCAAGAACTGTTCGGTACACAAGGAGAGGCAGCGTTCGCCTCAAAAGAAACACTGTCACAAGACCAGTTCGACGCTAAACCCAACCTGATTGAAGCAGGAACAGCAGACCAATGGTACGGGTCAACAGAGTCGATGCAGACCGTGTGGGAACGAGAAATGCGGTTGCAGGGGCTAGAAGACCTGCCCGAATGGATCAAAAACGACGAGAAAGCAAAACTGGTCATAGCGGAAGGCAACGCCCAAGGATGGTCGTCTGGACGGATTTGGGGAGAACTGTCCAAAACAGAAGGATTCTCAGAGCGTTACCCGTCAGACGTGTTCGGCCGGTACATAGCGCAAGGCGGTTCCATTGCGGACGCTACAGCAGCGATGGTAGCGGACGAGAACGCTATGATGTCCGCTATCCGCCGGTACATTCCCCCAGGCAGCCAAGTCACGTCCGAATATGTGATAGAAGCGTTGAGGAAAGGTTGGGAGCCTAATCAGGCGGCAGCAGTGTTAGACGCCGCTAAAAGGTTCACCGACAATCCCAAGGCACTCGAACAGGCCAACACTATTCTGGCCGAAAAAGGGATAGAGCCCCTCAGTGAAGTCGGATATTTGAATCTTTTGCAAGGGAACGCACCAGACGATGTTGTGGAAGCTATCAACGAGTGGCGGACAGCTACCGCACTCTCAGAGTCCGGTGTGGAAGGCGTGGACTTGTCGCTAATCATTGATGTGGTGTCGGACAAGAGCCGTCTTCTCAACGAAGAGGGACTGCGGGCCACGGGACGAGAGCTCGCACTGTCGATCGTTCAAAACCGGAGCGAACTAGACCAAAACCGGTTGGGGATCACAACCGACGATCTGGTGTCAGCGTTCCTAGGTGACGAGATTCAAGCAGAAACGTTAAACAAGCTCGCTAGGTTCGAACGGGACCGGCGTGCAGCATCACAGGGCATGCAAGCCGAAGCTGTAGTCACCGACAAGGGGCGGGTACGCATTGCTGGCATGTCAGATATTTGAGCGGACCATTATCACATTATGTGAATATGGTGTATACTGTGTTTTATGGTGAGCTGGCCGTCCACCATTGTGCCCAATTGGCTTTAACCGGGCTGAGACAATTAGACGCTGACTTGTCGCTCTAGTCAGCAATAGCCACAAAGGAGCAGAAAGTGGCAGTAGAATCCGACCTTCCGGAGACGATTTCCCGAGAGGCACATTTGCGTGTGCTCGCTGAACGAGACGAAGCTAAGTCTAGGGCGTCCGCTCTAGAATCTACCGTCAAAGATTTGGCTCTAGTCAACTATGCACGCAGCACGTTCAAAACCATGAATGTGACTGACCCGGACGGTGCAGCGGAGCTGGCGCTCCCACACTTGAGAGACATTTCAGGTGATAACGCCGACGAGATCAGGAAGCTTGTGGCAGAGAAGATTGCTTCTGATAGCAGGTTCGCTCTGTTGCAGCGGCAGAACGCTAGTGAAGACAAGAGTCAAGAGGCAGAGACTGTGGTGCAACCGGTTGTTGACCCTGGTGGTGCTGGACCGTTTGGTTCAGGGCCGTCTCCAGCGCCAACTGGTGCGCCACCGAACGCAAAGCTGACGTGGCAGTCGCCCGAAGTAGCTGAAATGATTTACAACAACGATTTGGCAGGACTCAATCAGCTGCTTAAGGATGGCCGGTTGGACTCGACCCGGCAAAAGTCCCCCCGATAGAAAAGGTGGGACTGCCCCTAAGAAAGGGGAAAAATGACTATCACTTATGATGTGTCAGGCGGTAACTGGAATGCCACTTACGAGCTGATACAGAATTCCATTATGGAAGGCCGACAGCCTTCCGACGCTTTCATGTCGCATTTGCGGCGTGAAAGCCTGGTAGGGAAAGCCACTACCACGGCACGGTTCCCGATTGCGCCTACTGCGCCTGCTGCCGCACTGACTGACGGTGTGGACATGTCGCTGACTGCTTGGACTCCGACTTCGACGACCATTACGGCCGCTGAGGTCGGGTCTCTTTTGGAGTTGACCGACTTGGCTGCTACGTCGTCTCTGATTGACATTCAGAGGATCGGTAGGGCAGCGGGAAGGGGTGTGGCCACGAAGATTGCGTCCGACGTGTTAGCTCTCGGCTCCGGTTTCTCACAGTCTGTAGGTGCTACGACCGTGGATTTGACCGAAGCAGTGTTTATGAGTGCTATCACCACGTTGGAGTTGCAGGACGTGACCGGACCCTTGTTCGGTGTTCTATACCCGGAACAGTATTCCAACCTTGTGTCTGACATTGGTACTACGCTGGTGCAGGCCGCTAACGGTGTTAATCCTCGGGCGGAAACGAACGAGTGGGTCAACACCCTGTCGGACAAGGGCATGCTTTACAGTGTGCATCTTTACACGTCTACTGACGTGCCGACCGCTAACGCTGGAGCTGACTCTCTAGGGTTTATCGCCCAGTCTGGTTACACTATCGGTCTTGTCGAAAAGTGGGCCACACGAGGCGAACTGCAGAGAGACATTTCTATGCGTGCCAACGAGGTTGCTACTACGGCAGCCGTCGGAGTTGGCGAACTAGAAGACGCTTCCGGTGTGGGAATCCTTTCGGGTCGATGAGAGATAAGGAGTAAACATGGCATCTATTATGGACCTTCTTTCTCTGAGTCACGGTGTTCTCGCTCAAGAGGCGTTCTTGTCGAACGACGCTGTAGCTGATGCTACGGTGGGTAACCTGGACTGGGAAATTGACGCTATCGGAAATGCTTCGACTGTCGCATATCGGACCGCCACAGAGTGTGGTGGTGTTCGTTTGACGACGGCGGCAACGGCCGACGGTGACGGCTCAGTGTTACGTACGTTCACGGACGGTTTCGTGGTCAAACCTGGAGCCTGGTTCCGCACCAGACTCTCCTACCCGGTGGAGTTGGCATCACACAACTTCCGGGTCGGTTTCGACGATTCGGTGACGGCAACGTCCCCTACTGTCGGTGTCTGGTTTGATTCGGACGCAGGTGTGATTTCTTGTCAGGTGGATTCGGCTGCTAACGGAGACAACTCCGTGTCAGTGGCCAGTCATCCTGATCTGACGAGTGGCACTACACTTGTTGTCGCAGAACCCGTTGATTTGGAGTTCCGATGCTCTGAGAGAGCAAACGACGACGGCGGACCCGATTCGGTCAAGTTTTATATAAACTCGGTCGAAGTGGCCACCGTGCCTTGCCTCATCGGAGACGACGAAGAAGTAGAACTGAAAATTGCTCACTGGCAGGACTCCGGCGCCGCAGACGCCGTAGCCCTGGACATTGACTATGTGGAAGCGTGGTTGCCACGTACCCGCATAATCTCCGGTGCGTGAGCTACAATGATGTGTGGGAGGGGCCTTCGGGTTCCTCCCACACCATGAGAGACGAGAAAGGATGTTGGCATGCAGCTAACGGATGAAGAATGGGAGTCGATGAGAGCTGACTATGAGAGCGGCTTGTCTCAAAACAAATGTGCCAAACAGTATGGGGTGACGCCTGCTGCTGTGTCGGTGCGGCGAAGAAAAGAGGGTTGGGTTGAAACGAAAGAGTTGGACTCGGACGACGACGATGAGGCTACAACGTCTTATGTGGATGTTGACGTGAACGAACTGTTGGAACAGTTAGACGATTTGCAGAAGAAACGTAAAGCCGATTTGGAAGAGATCGAAAAGCTGAAGCAAGCACAGGTTGTGAATTCGCCGACAGCAGACATTTCTCACCGGTTGTTTCGTGACGTCAATGACGTTTTTAACCTGTTCAGCCGGTCAGAGCTGGAAGACATGGCCCAGTTGAAGTTGACCGCCGAGAACAGGCAGCGGATGGCAAGGAACCTTCCGTTGCGTGTGCTGGGGAGCGACGAACTAGAAGCTATGATCACTAAGCTTGCGACCCAACTGGTGGGTGACGCTGAACGGAGCAGACCAAAACTGCGGAACGCTCAGGGAAGACCGATCCTGTTTGACCGGGTTATCAAAATGGTGTTTCCCAAGTTCACCGATTCTGTGGGTGGAGAGCTTGTCGAACACGAATGTCCGCACACTGTGGACCTTCCTCCCGATGTGGCTGACAGGGTAGGGCACAGTCGTGGATGTTACTATCATGGTGATATCCGGCAGATTCCGTTGGAAGAGCAGATCAACAATGGTGCCGGATCGTTGCGTGACCCGATAGTCCGTTATCAGGATAAGGGTGCGAAAATTGCTTCTCCTGCACTGTGCGCGACCAAAAACTGTAATCGTCTAGCGGCCATCGACCCGGAAACGGGAAGATACTTGTATGGCGGGTACTGTTGTATCGAACATTTCAAACAGACGGAGAGAAACCGACACGGAGATCAGTCTGCCGCCCGGATGTTAGGCTAGGGGTGCGATGCCTAACTATCTCAGAGGCCCACTAGGAGTCCCAGACCCGGCCGAAAACGTACGGATAGTGGGTTCGGAAGAACTGAGAAAATGGAGAAGTAATCTTCCTCCGGGTGCTGTACGACAGGTCCTGTTCGAAACACACACTCCTGGGCTGAGCACTGTGTCTAGCCAGGAGGGACCGAACACTGGTGTGATGGCACCCGGACAGCCCCGCCACCTGGTCGAACCACGGGAAGTGGTCGAGCGGATGGCACAACGTATCCTCACCCAATTGTACCAGTTGGAAAGAACCAATCCAGAACGGTACCGGGAGAAGATTCGGGAACTTAAGGCACGGGTTCCCGGCTTGTCTCACTACACGGACGAGGCTTTAGCCAACGACATGTCCGCTATTGCCCGGAAATGGGCTGAGAAAACGGTGGAAAGCACGGTGAAACGGAACCCTTCGCTGGACATTGACATGAAACGGTTCCGGGGTGGTATTGTCCTAGAGAAGAAGGGTGTGCTGTGACTGTTGCTGAACTGATTACTAGAATCCGAAACACTCTCTATGGTGTGTCTCCTGAGGAACATCCGGAAGAGGACACGTTATCTGGTGCCATGCTTATTGGTGCGACTACGGCTACGGTGTCTACATCAGCGTTGTGGTATCGGGGCGACTACATGGAGTTTGACGACGGAGAGCTAGCTATCTGTGCGGCGGACGGTTCAGCGGGAAGTGTTACGGTTCGGCGGGCACAACGTGGAACAACGGCGGCCGCACGGGACAGTGGCGAAGTCATCATCAAGAACCCGTTGTACCCGTATTCGGATATTCAGGCGGCTATCAACCGTGTGTTTACCAACCATTTGGATGGTCTTTGGAGTTGGCATAAGGATTCTTTGACTTATACGACGGGAACACACTATTACGCTTTGGACGCCTACATTGATGATGTGGCCGAAATGTATCAGTATGATTTGAATTCGGACGGCCGCTACCATCCTTTCCCGCAGGGATGGTTTTCGGTGGAACAGCAGAAAGACACTGGAATGTCCGCTACTGGCACTGTGTTGAGGATCGTGCAAGTCTATGACAGTGACGAAACCGTGTATTACACGGGGAAGCGAACACCGAACATTAAGGATGTCACGTTGGGTGAGTTGAACACCGACGAACGTATTTTGGAGTTGGTGGTCGATAAGGCTGTGGCGATTCTTTTGCATTCTCGTGCGATGGCTGCTCTCCACGACCCGGTTCGTGGTCGCCGTCAGAGTGTGGATGGTACGGCTCTCCGTGACGCATCCTGGTACGACCAACAGTTTGCTTTAGGGAAGAACGCTTTGCGTCGGATTCTGACTACGGAGATCAGACCGAAACCCCGGTACCTGTCTAGAACCACTCGGAGGTACTAGTGAGCTGGTTTGATATTTCGGGGTCGCTGACAAATAGTGATGGGACGGTTAAAATCAAACTGGCGCAACATGCTGGAACACCTTATCTTCCGGGTGTTTCTGTTGTTGACATGGAATCGGGGATTGCGTCCGATAAGCCTGGTCTTGCGGGTGAGACGAAGGAACGCACTTGGATTGTTCGGTCTTGGAAGGGTGGGGAGGGTCAAACCCATTGGGAGCGGGACACTAGAGCCTACATGGATTCGACGAATGTGCGTCCCGTGAACGTGGGGGAAGGTTTAGAGCTTTCCAGTATGCCGGAAACCACGTTGGACAGTACGGGTCTCGCTAGTTTCGCTGACGGACAGGTGTTGGGACGTGGACGAGGCTACTTGTGGGTGGGGTTGGACGGTGACGCTTACCGGTGGGACGCTACGAAATGGTCTGCTGCTATTTCGACGGGCGGAACCACAAACGAGATCACGTCTTTCGCTGACGGACAAGACGCCACAACCATGTATACGGGCCACACGAATAAGACTATCCGGTCGTGGACGGAAGCGCCCGCTAACGCCGAATTGGCTTCTGGTTACACTTACGATCCGGTGTTAGCGTCGTTCGGTGGAACATTGTATGCGTTGGACGGCGACGACTTGTATTCGGTGAATACGACAACGGGTGCGAGAACACAGGTTGGTGATCCGGGCGGTTCTGGCGCAACATATCTAGCGGCAACACCGTGGGCTTACAATCGGATGTGTGTGTCTGACGTGGGCATAATCTGGTATCAGCGGCTCGACTCGGGCGAAACACTCATCCACGAGTACAATGCTTATGATGATACTGAGTCACGGATAGGACGACTGCCGGATGGGGCAACGTTCCCGTATTCGATTCTTCACACCAACACGTTCACGTTTGTTGCGTTCCGTGCGGCGTCCGCTCACGCACTGTCGGGCGACGCCTACATTTATGCGTTCCGTGGTGGACAACGTTCCACGATTGGTCCTATCCGTGCGCCGTCGGGTGTGACCGCCTCAAAACCTATTCTGCTGGCAGGCGTAATAGGTAACGACCTGATTTTCTTTTATGACGGTTCGGTTTGGTCTTACAATCTTGATTCTGGCGGCTATTTCCACTATGGGGAAACACTGTCTGGTGCGACAGCACCCGAATCAGTGTCTACGTTCGGTTCCGACGTGTTCATAGCACAAGTGGGAGGGAACAAGGTCGAGCTGTTACCTAAGGGGAAGTACACGACTGACACGGCCTATCTTTCTCTCGGATGGTTCGATTTGGACACTCCGGTGATGAGGAAAACTTTCCATGAGGTAACTGTTCTTGCTGATCCGCTACCAGCTAACGTGTCTGTTCAGGTGGCTTACGCTTTGGACGGGGACACAACGTTCACGACTATATCTGACACTTGGATCACTGACGGCGAAACCTCTCATTCTTTCACGTTGTCTACTGTGGCCGTACCTGTCCAAGGGTACAAGATTAATGTGCGACTCATTTTGAAAACAACGTCTACGTCGTATACTCCTACGATTCGTGAGGTTATGGTGCGTGGACGTTCCGCTTCTCGTGTTCGTACTTGGGCTTTGGCGGTGGACGTGGGCAATCCGGCTCGTGGCGACCAAATGTCTCACGCTAAGATCGACGAGATTAATGCGCTTTCTCTTGGTGGTCCGGTCACGTTTTCGAATCCGTGGGAGAACCGTTCTTACGATTCTCCGGATTCGGCTACTTGTGACATTGTTTCGGTTTCGGGTGCTTGGGAACAGAAAACGGGTGCCTCGTTTGCTTGGGTCCGGTTGAGAGAGGTGTCGGTCGTATGACAGATTTTCGTGTTACTTCTGGTCCTGCTCCGGCGTTACCTGACACTACGGATGATGGCATGTATGTGACTTTCGCTGAGATTGTTTCGCTGTCAGCTCAGGACATTTTGACGGGTTCTTTGCGTGCGACCACAATAATTTCTTCTTCCAATTATGTTGCGGGTTCTGCCGGTTTCATGCTCAGCGGGGACGGGGACGCCGAATTCAACGATGTTACGGTTCGTGGTGACATTATTTCGGCTAACTGGGATGGTACGGTGCCTCTTAGTTTGCCGGATGCTGCGGCTACGCAGGGTTTCGCTTTGCAGTCGTCTAATGGTGCTGCACAGTTTGCTGGCAGTTTGGATATTGGTGGTAGTACCACTTTGGGTGGGTCGTTGGACGTTAGTGGCAGTTTAACGTTTGATGAGGATGGGTGCATAGTTTTTGACCGGGCTTCTGACACGGCGTACGGGTCCATAACTTGGAATGCGACCAACCTGAGACATTATTATGAGGTTTGGGATGATCCTGTTATTTTTGAGGAGTCAACTGTTGCTGTCCGCTACTATGATATAGTTAACGATGCGGACATTGCCAGCAACCTCTTCGAATATCGGCGTCCTACCGGCGCCCCAGCAACCTATGATGATTGGTATTGGCGGATAGGGTTGGACCGTGACGACGTTGACGGCTCGTACTTGAAGTTCGATGTTACGGGCCTGTCATACCCTCAAACCGGTAATGTCACGTTGTCCGCTGAAGACTCTCTTGATCTTGTGGGGACGGACGTTAACGTAACAATTTCTGGAACCGATATTGCCAGTTTCGGAAACGGTGCATCCTATCCCGGGTTAAGTCTTACTAGGCCGATTCAAACGGGGCAAACGTCATATACTAGGCGCCCTTGGAATAAATCGACTATCTGCCTAGGCAATTATGCCTATGTCGGCACACCAGGTAGTTACATGGGGGGCATATGGTGGAATTGGGAGAGAGGAACGGATAGCGGATACTATTCACTCAGCGTAAACGGATTCACCTCAGCCTATGGTGTACTCCTAGGGGATGGCGGAATCCTGTTCGTCGGCGACGAACAGGATTCCGCCATCC